TCTAAGATATTGGTCACCATCATTATTACTATTACCTGAAACATTCACAACAATTCTATAATTATCATAAGTCGCGCTAAAAACATTGTTAAAAGATTGACTGGCTACTGCACTAAAACTAGTTGTATTTAATAAAACCATTCCAGCCTTTTTAGTACCAAGAGCTGTATTCATTGAAGTGTCAATTGCTGTGCCTAAAGCACGGATGGCACTCGCTCCGTCTTTTACAAGCGAAGAATCGTCAGGCGTTGTCCACGAATAGTTTGCTGTTGTTGCCATGTGTTAATTGACTCCTAATAAAGCGTTTTGCCATTGCAGGTCTGGGTCTAGTGTATCCCATGTTTCGCCAACGTAAACATCTTGCCACGCCACAGGAACAGCACTATAAGCAAAATCTGAAACGTTTAAATCAAGGCGTGCTGTAAACCTGTTGATTGTCCAATTCCAGCCCTCAATGTATCCAAAGAAATCTGTTGGGTACAACAAGCTAGGAATGTCAGGAATTGAAATAGGCATGCCAAAGAATACGTTAACTAAGCTGTTAAGAAGTCCACTTGACATTGTTGGTGCATCAATTTGTATACCAATACCTGAAATGACAGGGTTGGGGTAAGCATTCAACAAAACTTGTCTTGCACCATAAGTATCAGCATCAGTTGAGTTCTTTAAAAACGTTGTTGTGTTTTGAGCAATCTTGCCGTAGGTACTGATTGAGGTGGCATCAATTGTTTCACTTGTAGCAGATGGATCGCCATAAGTAACAATTGCATCATTGATCAGATTATTTCTAGAAGTAAGAACAGCAATGCCATCAGCTAAAATATAGTTCTTTGAAATGTCTGTAAACCCATTAGTTTTAACATAGGTTGCCCGGGCATCTAAATCAGAATAACCAAGTGATCCATCTGTTCTTTCATACAATTGACCAAGGCCTGAATCAGCTACTGTTGATGCGTAATCGTAACCATTCTGCAATTCTGCTGTTTGAGCATAAAGCGTATAAGTCCCAGGAGTATCAATGTAGGTAGTTGTCACACCAAGTAAGTCATTCCATGTTTGTGTTGTGTAATCTGTCCACACTTGTGTTGTAGGAAGTTGTGACCATTTTGTGCCAAATGCTTCTGTGACAACGTTGAGCATTCTTGTGCCATCTTTTTCTTCGGCATAACCAGTAGCATTAATTTCTTTGATAGCCAATTTAGCCAAAGCACCTGTACAAATAATGTCGGTTACATAAACAACACTTGTGCCACCTGCATCCAAAACTGCTGATTGAATATCTGTCACATACCCGGTGTAAATTGTTACAAGCGTTCCAGAATAGTTTTTGATTTGAACAATAATTGTGTCATTGATAGCAACAGATGTTTGAGGGTAATCTTTAAAAGATATTCTGGCAAATCCTGCTTGTGATTGTTGATCAATGGTTTCACGACCCATTGAAATGGTGACACCTTCAAGGGTGTAGTTGGTTACTGCTGTTCCATTGATTTTGACAACAGCATCCGGAGTCCAGGCCATAATTACCTAAGACTTGTATTTGCAGCTAGTTTATTGGCTGTGCCTTGTTTAGCTGCTGAATTAAGAGCTGTGACAACTGTTCTAGCTGTACCAATTTTATCAACAGCACCTGAAATGTTAATTGTTACGTTTTGACCTTTTAAGTTAGCTGCTGTGTTAGGGAATTGAATAATGTTGTCAGCACCACCTGTTGCAAATCTTGAACCTAATGCAGCAGGGTTAGTGAGGTTTGCAATATCTAAAGCCAAGCCACCTAAAGCTGTTCCTCTAAATCTGTCATAAGCACTAATTGCAGATTCTATTTTGTCAACAACAGAAGTTAAAAGGTTCAAAAATTTTGTTAATCCGGATTCAGAACCTGTTGCTGTGAGTAAACCCTCATTCATTAAAGCTATTGATTCAGTTAATCTTCTAATAGATGCACCAAGAGAATAACCACCATTTGTACCTGGTTGGTCAATGCCTGAACTTGTTTCCTCAACACGTCCTTTAGCATCCCTTAAAGCATTCTTCATTGAGTTAGGTTGTCCACCTGTTAACCCTGCAACAAAATCTTCAATACGTGGCAAAATAGATTCTTGAAATTTATCAGCTAATCTGGATAGTGGATCAAGTAATGCATAACCTATTGTCTCTTTAATTTCACCCATTTTAACTTTTAAAATATCTAGTTTGCCTGTAAATGTGTTTGCTGCTGCATCTGCTTGACCAGCAAAAGTGCTTGATAATATTTTTAAAGCACCATCTAAATCTTTGTTTTTAACAATAGTTTCATCTAATGGAACACCTAATTTTTTTAAAGCTGTAAAATTACCATCATAAAGTTTACTTAAACCCTCGGTGATTGTACCTAAATCCTTACCTGTTCCGGCAGCGATATCAAGTGCAAGTGTTTGAAGTTTTTGTGCTGCTGTAATATCTTTTGTACTTCTAATAAGTCTGTCAAGGCTGGGACGTAATTTGTCATCTGCAACACCTGTGGCTCTTTGTGTTGCATCAATATATTTTTCAACGCTTTTAATTTGACCATCAGTTGCTTTGACTGTGTTTTGTAAAGTCTTAGCTAAAGTTATTTGAGCCTTTTCATCTTCGGCTGCAGCTTTAACCCCATCAATACCAATTTTGATAGCTGCTGTAGCTGCTGCTGCTCCAAGGGCTAAGAATGCTGCACCTGCTGCTTTAGCAAAGTTTCCAACCTTTGTATTAAAATCATCTGTGTCTTTACCAGCTTGATTCATGCCAGAAGAAAACTGTGCTGTGTCAGCCAGTAAAGCTAATTTGAGCGTCCTAATATCAGCCACTTACAGCCCTTCCTTTCCATTCATCTCTTATCTTATCAATTCCGGCAACCCATTTTGCTTTGATTGCAGGTTGCATCATTTTAAGTGTTGGGAATATGAAATAACCTATGTTACCTTTACCTGTTGGTGACATAGGTGAACGTGTTGGAAATTGTCTGTATCTGTATGAACCAAATTCTGCACCCATCAAAATGTCTCCGGCTTTAGCACCTGATGATGTGATTGATTGATCTCCACCAATAGTAATTTTTGGAACTCTGTCTCTGGCAACTTTAACTGTTGAAGCAAGAGCTGATGCTTGACGACCATTAAAACTTGCTGCGTTCTTAATTGCATCTGCTGCTTCTTGAGCAATTTCTTGAGCAACTTTTCTTAAATCTTCACTTGCAATTTTGTCCATGGCTTTAAAAGTACGAAGCACAGCATAAATATCTTTGTCAATAACATCAAAACCAAAAGTGTTCTTTTGCTCAGCCATTATTCATGATCCTCACAATTTCCGCAATTGTTGATACTTGCTCTGCCGAAAGCGTCTTGAACTCTGACAATGGTTGGCGCGAAACTACGGCCAGTTCTATCAAATGTCTGTTGAGACTTCCGGTTGGGTAAAATTTGTTGCCTCAAAATCTCTTGCAAAGATATGAACAACGTTCTGTCGCCAAGTTTCAAATGTACCAACTGGTTTATCATCAAGGCGTTTTTGCATTTGATAGCAAAGCCTGAATTGTTGGTCAAGTGTTGGTGGTTGTTCGTTTTTGATAACGCTGAACAAAGTCTGTCCAGTATCTTTTTCAGCTTGTGCAATTTCCCATGGGATTGTCCATGACTCGTATTTTTTGCCATTAGTCAATTCCCATTCCATTTTAACTTTAAACATTAGGTGACCCCTGTTTCCCGATTATGCTTTGCTTACTGAACGGATTGGCAATGAAACTGTTGTTGTCAATGCATCCGGTGCTGAACCACCAAAGTTAGGACGTTTTGGTAATACAGTACATGTAATTGTTTTTCCACCAAGAGCAACTGTTACTGTTTTTGTTGTTGTTGGTGCTGTGTCAGCATCGCCCCACATGGTGTCACATAATGAAGTTGCTGCACCCCAATCTTGGATAATTTCTAAATCGAGAGTTCCGATTTCATTATCAACTGTGTAATCAACTAAACCATTGAGTGTTTGTAACGTTGCTGTCGCATCATCAAGGGTTACTGTTGCGCTGACGAGTTGGTCGTCATAGTTCACAGTTGCATAGGTTAAGGCCACGCCTCTTCCAGTTAATACTGTTGTTGCCATGATTCCTCCTTTAAGGATTCCAGATTGTTCTAACTTGCACTTCTGCTGCAAGAACATCAGTTGTGTTAGTCGTTTTGATTCTTGGGCTACTTACTGAAAGTATCTGCCAAGAGTTTGGTATTAGAGGCAGGATTGTTTGAATCATTGTCTCTAAATTTGCTAAACTACCTGGATTACTAATTGCTTGTGCAATGACTTCCAGGGTGTATCTTGCATAAAATGTTGGGGTACTTCCAATGGTTGCAATTTCAAACCATGGATCACCTGAGATTAAACAAACTGCTGGAGGCAATACTGTTTCAGGCACATGATCATAAACTGAATAAATTGTATTTGAAGTTATAGCTGATTCAAGGCCATCACGTAATGATTGGATTGTTGCCATTAGCCAATAACACTTTCAACATCAATGTGTTTGCCTAGTAATCCTCTGACTTTACGAATTAAAGCAACGCCCATTTTATAGGGGGCTGGAGCAAATTCTAGTCCTTGCTGTACGCCACCTGGAGCAACTCTTGATTGAAAGATATCAATTGCTACAGCTAGTACGGCTTCTTCAACTTCTGAAACTGAATCATATTGGGTTAAATCATTAGCTGCTGCTAAACCAGATGGAATATCATAACGCCAATCGTGAACTGTTGCCCCGACAGTAGTAATTGTAAATGTGTAATCATCTTCTATAGTTAATACAGTTTTTGACCCATTGTGTGCTGATACACCTGAAATAATTACTGTTTGACCTGCATAAAATTTGTGTGGAATCGTTGTATGAAACCAAGTTTTTGTTGCTGATGATGATTTGTGTTGGTCAATTGGTGCATTCCATTGCACAAGCATTGAACCCACAACGGCTTCACTTGAATCGATAATATCTGTTAAAACTGCATCTGAATAAAGGCTTGATGATACGCCACCTAAAGCTGCTCTAAGTTCTGCAACTGTTACTACTGATGCCATTTCATTTTCCTTTTGTTTGGGTGACCCTCCCGGTACAGGGGTCTAAACCGGGAGAGTCGGTTAAAGTCGCTTGATTTAGGTTAAGTTAAATCTGCGAATACCAGCTGCTTTTTTGGCTGCAATTGCTAGGTAGCCGTAAAGCATGATTTCTACCATTCCGTCAGTTGTACGTGTTACTTGTACTTGACGAGTTGGTGATTCGTAAACAGTTACTGCATCTGGAGCAACAATGAATGCTGATTCATCAATAACACCTGATGTAGTAATTCCATGGTCAACATATAGGTCAAGACCTAGTACGTTGCCACGAATTGCTTGTTGTGAAACATTGCCTGATGCATTTTGTGGATTTGCAGCAATGTATAGAGGACGCTTGTTATCATCTGTGTAACCCATGATTGCAGCCCATTGATCTGGGGAAGCAATTAAGTTACGAGCAAAAGAACCTGAGTTCTTGTAGCAAGCTGCTGATTCAACTGCAACAAAGGATTGTAATCCTGCTGCTGTTGCTGCAACACCTGCTGCTTGTGTTCCTGATGCTGTCAAAACAGCAACTGCTGCTTTGTCAGTTGCAAGAGCGTAGGCATTGGACATTTGGGAAACAAGCTCAGATAGGAATAACGGCCCGCTTCTTTCAATGAGCTCAAGTGAAACTTCATTACGTCCAGCAAATTTGTTTACGTTTACTGTTATGTAATCAGAAGTCATACCTGTTTCAGATGGAGCTGCTGCTTCATCAGTATCAGCCACAGTTGGAACTGCAGTCAATTTAGGAATGGTAAAACTTAAACCGGTTGGAGGCAAAACACCAGATGACAATGCATCTATTGTTGGACGGCCAGCGATTGAAGTTGAAACAAATTCGTTCATGTGTGGAGCAAGAGTTAAACCAGTGTTGGTTGATGATGTATCATCAGCAGCCATAACAAATAGGTTTGATTCTTGATTTCCCATAGATGCTTTAATCTTGTGTTCTAAGTATGAAGCAGCTGATGTGATTGGTGAACGTGGTTTAGTGAATATTGCAGGGTGTACTACTTTTGAGGCTTCAACTGCTGCATCAACTTGTGGCGCAGCGTCTTGAACCTCTGGAGTTACTTCTTCTGGATTTGCCATTGAAGTGACCTCACTTTCGGTTGTTGTTTGGTCATCTGCGCTTGCAGCGACTTCTTCTTCGCTTACAACGTCTTGTGTTGCAGCGACATCTGTGATTTGTGCTTCGGCAAATGCTGGATTTGAAACATGTGATACTTCAACCAGGTTTGCTTTTGTTACATGAACAACACCATCTTTGTTTTCATAAGTGTCAATGTTTGCACCTACTGATAAACCA